TATTCTGACAAGACAGCCGACTTATACGAAGATAAAATCCCTGATGCTATGAAGAAGCAGACAGGCGAGCGTATGGGCCTTGTACGTGAGAAGATCCGCTATGGAGCACTCAAGGGTGGAACTAACAAGTTCTACGCAGGTGGTACTACTCGCTTAACGGTCGATGAGACTATCAGCTTGGGCATTCTTCGCAACGTTACACGATCTATTGCCGGTAATCGCGGCAAGATGATTACTCAAATCCTGTCAGCATCAGCCAACTACAATACCTCTCCGGTAGAAGCTGGCTATTTGGTGTTCTGTCACAGTGATGTTGAGAATGACATTCGCGAGCTTCCAGGTTTCAAAGAAGTTTCAGAGTACGGCAGTCGGAAAGTTATGCACTCGCTAGAGCTTGGTTCTACCGATCGCTATCGCTTTATCTGCTCACCTGAGTTGACGCCAATCGCTGATGCTGGTGCGTCAGTTGGTACTACCGGTCTAGTTTCGACTACCGGCTCTACCATTGACGTATACCCCATCATAGTTGTAGCTGAAGATGCATGGGGCGATGTTGCACTGCGCGGCATGGAGTCTTTTGACACTACTCACCTACCTCACACAATGAAGGACAAGAACGATCCTATGGGCCAGCGTGGCTACATCGGTGCCAAGTTCTGGTCTGCTAGCTTCATCCAAAATGATGGATGGTGTGCTGTGATCGAGGCAGGGGTCACGGATTTATGATAACCCACTGAATCATAAGAGGTTTTAGGAAATGAGTATAGCAATCAACATAGAACACAGACTGGATAGAGGTGCGGTATTGCTGTATACTCCGTCTTTTCAGTGGGAGATTGCTATGAGAAAGCCTAGAGTAGATAAAGTGTGTGTTATTTGTGACGCGGAATTTACAGTTGTTTCCAGTAGAGCTAAGTCAGCTAAAACATGCAGCTTGGAGTGTCGAGGCAAATTGCTTGCCCAAGGCTACGAAGAGAAGCGAGTTAAGTTGAACTGTAAAGCGTGCGGAAGTTTATTTTCCGTTCCTAAGTGTCACGAAGTCCGCAGGGTATATTGTTCAATGAAGTGTGCAGACGCGCACCGAAATGACAAAATGCCAGCAGGTGAAGAAAGTTGGAACTGGCAGGGTGGGCGCACAATGCATAGTGGAGGGTACGTTTACTTAACCAAGCCTAACCACCCTTACAGATCCAGCAATAATTATGTGTTTGAGCATCGACTGGTTATGGAGAACGAGCTTAGAAGTAAGTCTCCTGGCCATCCGTTCTTAGTCATGCATGACGGGGTTGAGTATTTAAACCCTGAAATTCATGTTCATCATTTAGATGAAGATAAAACACATAATGAAGCGAGCAACTTACTTGCTTGCACTGCTTCTGCACACAGGGTTATCCATAACGGTGATGCTCCAATGTTTGGTCATGTTTGGCCTGAGATTGAAGGTCTAGTTTCGGGTATGCCTTATAAGTTATCTGTTAACTGCTTAACTTGTGATTCAGAGTTTGAGGCTAAGCGTAGTGATGTGGAGAGGGGTAACGGTAAATATTGCTCAAGATCATGCTACGACAAGCGAGATCAAGAACCTTTTAAAGTAAAATTTATACAATAGAGAGCTAGCCCAGTCTCTAAATGGCAATACTGCCAGCATTAATTTCCGGCTTATCCGGTTAATGGAGAAAACACAATGTCACAAGCATCACAATTATATGGGATCACTGCGAATCTCATCAACGCAAAGCTAGTCGAAGGTACAACTAGCACTTACACAACTACAGTTGCAACTGAGTGCGTAATCGATGGTATTTACACTACTATCCTTACTGCTCAAACCAATACTGCTACACCTACTACAGATGCTACAACTGGCGCTGCTTTTGTGGCTCTAGCTGCAAGCGAGGCTTGTTCTCTTGTATTTGGTGTGACTGCGGCGGGTGCTATCGGTGTAGTTCAGGGGCCTGTTGTAGCTATGGATGCCGATACCGACGAACCTTTGTATTACCCGCCTTTTGGTGATGTAGATCTGGACGCTATTTGTCCTATTGGTTACATAATTGCCAAGAATGGTAGCACTGGTTCTGCATGGACTTTTGGAACTACCAACTGGACTGTTACCGGCATGGTAGCTGAGACAGCAGTTAACGTAGCGACTCTACCTCGTAGACCGCAAAATACATAACATTCGATGCCCTACCTCGGTGGGGCATACGCTTTTATTAATGAGGATTTATCATGTCAAGATTACATGATCGTCAAGACAAGCTAACTGTTACTGATTATTTGCGCTTTGCTAAAAACTCGAAAGTTGATGTTGTTAATGCTGATGGCACTACAACAACTGTTAGTTTGATTGATTTAGCATCATTAAACGGCGGGACATTAACGGAGTCCGTAACTACTACTAACGTTATTACTGCTGCCGAGAATAGAACGCATTTCATTTTAAATACAGCTACAGCATTTGTTAGCACTCTGCCTGCACCAGCAGCAGGGCTTGAGTTCTGGTTCCATATCGGAGCTACAGAGCCTACAACTACGCACACAGTAGTTACTAACGCTAGCGCTAATATCATCGTAGGTAATCTAGCCTCCCCTGATATGAACGCCGCCTCTGATGTTGCAACCGTTACGGATGCCGACACTATCAGTTTTATCGCTTCCAAAGCATTGCATGGGGATTACGCTCATGTTTGGAGTGATGGTACGAACTGGTATTTAGATGGAATGTGTAAAGCCTTTGATGGGATGACAACCACGCAAGCTACTTAATCACTAAACGCCGTCTTCGGGCGGCATTACCTACCGGAGAAAACTAATGGAAGCCGATAAAGAGCTACCTGTATCAGACAAGAAAACGCGCCTAACTGCTGGAAAAGTCCAAGATCGACTTGATAAGGTGGTAGAGAATACCGATAAAGCTATCAGTAATCTCGCTAGTGAAATTGAAGAAATCGGGAATACCAATAAGGCTATTCTTGAGTTTATGAAGTCCAACAAGGCTAAGGATACACCAGTTGTTATCCGGCCTACGCTGGAAGCTGCCGATCAAGATCTTGGCGTTTCAAGAGATATGGACGACACCTCTATCGTGACGGGTATGTTCGATATTAACTCCCCACAATTTCAGGACAAGGAGCGCATTGAGCGGTTCATGCATGAGAAAGTGAGAGTTAAGATCTACGAATCAAACAACGATATGGAAGTTGATCATTTTTCTGTCTCGGTGAACAACAAGAGCGTTATGTTCAGATTTGGCGATGAAAAGGAAGTGCCTCGCTATATCGTTGAGCAGCTAGCTAGAGCTAAGCCGGTCAGCTACCAGAACAAAGAGGTTACTCTCAGTGATGGAGCAAGAACTGTGCTAAACACATCTACAAAAGGACTGCGCTACCCGTTCACCACTATTGGTGATAGCAAGATAGGCAACTCATGGTTGCAATGTGTATTAGCCCAAGACTAATTGAGGTACAGGAATGTCAACGTTTCTTGAACTATGTCAAGACGCAGCTAGAGAGGTTGGTATTCCTGGCGTCGGGCCAGTAACAACTATTAACCAAACAGGCCAGCTAGGAGATATCGTACGATGGGTAAAGAATTCCTATAAAGAGGTCCAAAACCGTAACGGTGGTCACTGGCGCTTTCTTCGTCATGGATTCACGTTAACCACTGCTGATAGTGATGATACGTACGCCTTCGGTGACGCGGTTGATTCAACTACAGCTTCAGCTATTACGAGATTTTCGCAATGGCGCTTTGCGGATCGTGCCGCACCTCCCACTATATATTTACAGTCTGCGGGTGTAGGTACTCAAAACTGGTTGATATATTCACAGTGGGAGCCTTTTAAGCAAATTTACAAGATCAGCACTCAGGTCGATTCTTATCCGGCTCATATCACTGTTGATCCACAAGACCAAATTCTATTAGGCCCAGTACCCAACGGCATATATGTTGTCACAGGGGAATACTGGAGATCTGCACAAATACTAGCGCTAGATGCTGATGTGCCAGAGATGCCTGTACAGTTCCATGATCTAATCACTTGGTACGCTATCGAGAACTACGGGTATCTTGAAGCAGCCCCAGAGGTTCTAGCAAGAGCCAAGCAGAAGAAGCGTACGTTTATGAGGCAGCTAGAAGCCAATCAATTAGAGCGCTTTGGTAAAGCAAGGTCGCTAGCATGAGCATGTTTGGGAAGTTCTCAAATATGAAGATGCCCACAGTTCGCACTGACTTTATTCCGTTCAGTGGAGGGCTTGATACTGAAACACCAAAATGGTCGGTGCCTTCAGGTAAAGTAAGATCAACTAAAAACTATGAGCTAGGCATAAATCAAGGTTATCAAACCGTAACAGGTTATGAGCGCTTTGACGGGCAGGCAAGCCCATCAGATGCAGGCTATTCGATACTTGAAGTAACCATATCCGGCGAGTTCTCGGATGGCGATACAGTCACACAGCTAGTTTCTGGAGCTACCGGAGTAGTAGTTGCTGTTGTTACATCGGAAACACCAAACTATCTAGTTCTCACAAAGATTACAGGCACTTTTGATGCCACCAATGATTTACAGGTATCAGCATCTACCGAGGGTACAGCATCCTCTCTAGCTACTCCTTCAGGGGCGTCTACTAGCCTACTGCACGCTCAGTACCTAAATCTATCTGCTGATGAGTACAGAGGCGATATAGCGGCTGTTACGGGATCTGGCGATATCTTAGGTGTTACTAGGCTTAATGATGTTAAGTACGCTTTTAGGAATAACGCAGGTGGTACAGCTACCGAGATCTATAAATCCACAGGAAGCGGCTGGTCGTCAGTCTCACTGAATTACACAGTGACATTCACTACGGGTAATTGGGCTAGCGGTGAACCAGCAGAAGGAGAAACGTTAACTGTCGGGGCCAATTCAACTACCGTATTGAGAGTTATCACAGAAAGCGGTAGCTGGACAGCGGGAACGGCAGCAGGAAGGATAATCATTAACGCCGGCGCACCTGGGTCGATCACAGCAGCCGCCGCCACACTCTCGGGCGGTGGTACGGCAACCATATCAGTAGCAGAGGCCGCTATTACGTTATCTCCTAGTGGTAGGTATGAGTTCCACATTAACCAGTTTGGTGGTGAAGCTGGAGCTCAGCGTATCTATGGCTGCGATGGTGTTAATCAAGGCTTTGAGTTTGATGGTACTGTTTATGTTCCGATAGCGACAGGAATGACTACCGACACACCTACGCACGTATTTGTACATAAAAACCATTTATTCTTCGCGTTCGGTGGCTCTGCTCAACATTCAGGCATTAATACTCCCTATATTTGGAGTCCTGTATTTGGTGCTGGTGAATTAGCTACCGGAGATACGATAAACGGGTTTATGTCCGAGCCAGGAGCGCAGGGTGGAGCTACATTAGGCATCTACAATAGAAATACTGTACACATGCTGTACGGATCAAGCTCTGCTGACTGGGAATTAGTCAGATATCGTGACGAGGTTGGTGCTTTTGCTCATACTATCCAGCAAATAGGTATGACTATATTCCAAGATGATAGAGGTATAACCAACCTTTATACAGCACAAGAATATGGAAACTTTCAGCACTCTACGCTATCACGAGATATTCAAGCTGTTTTCGATGAGAAGAAGCCACTATCTACAGCATCTTGCGTAGTCAGGGATAAGAACCAGTACCGCATATTCTATACTGATAAGACAGCACTCTATATCACTATGGATGGCAAGAAGATCAAAGGCATTATGCCTGTCACGCTTGATCATGTAGTCACAGCTATCTACTCATTAGAGGATAACGCGGGAAACGAAGAGATAATGTTCGGTAGTGATGATGGCATGATCTACCAAATGGAAAAAGGCACTTCTTTTGATGGTGGAGCAATTGACGCTTTTATGTTCTTCCACTTCGTGTTCAATAAGTATTTGAGATGGATAAAGAAATACATAGGGATTGCTATTGAAACTGAAGGGCTTGGCTATGCGGAGTACGACTTTAGCTACGAATTAAGCTACGGGACTACCGAGCTAGTACAGCCAGGAGTGGACACAAATACTATGGCCTTTTCTGAGTCTCGATGGGATCTATTCACATGGGATTCGTTTATCTGGGATGGTCAGACATTATCGCCCACTACTAACAAGCTAAGAGGTAGTGGTGAGAACATAGGTTTAATTATTACGTCTAACTCTGACTACTTCACACCAGTTCTTATGTCGGGCGCTTTAATTAGATTCACCTTAAGACGATTGCTGAGAGAATAATATGAGTGATTACTACAACACAACAGGAGTACCGGCAACCGGCT